AATACCTCCTCCTACAAGTTTAGATAGTTCATTGCCAATTCTGAAACGTCTTGCACGTCCTCGTGATGGCTTAACACGCTTACTATAATGTGTTGCTCTCTTTTTGCGGCAGTACGTACGTTTTTTACCTTTGGCAATTTTACAACCCTTTACTTTATTGCAGCGATTTGGCTGTTGAATACGCTTTCCACGACATAATGATTGCTTTCCTACTTTTCTATATAGAGCTCTTTTTGTTTTATTAGGACTCGTCATACTATATAATGAAAGATACATTTCATTTTCCTAAAGATAGTTGGTTTTTATTTTCTGGTGTAACGCATTTTTTGTTTTTTATTATAAGTTTTTCTTATTCTTTTGTTTAATCGTTTAGTTTTGCTTTTACGTTTTTTACGTCGAATACTTTTACCACCGAAATTACTGAAATTAAAGATACTATCACTCTTTTGTTTATCACTGAATAAATCGTCATAGTACTCTTTTGTTTTTATTTCAATCTCTTGAAATATATCCTTCATGTTCAAAGGAGCATTTCTTACGTTTCTCCTTCTAGAAAAATATGGTGTTGGTAATATTCCTCCAGGCAATACACCACTTGTTACTCTCGGTCGTTTTAAATTATCCGCGTTAAAAATACTTTGGGCAAAACCGACACAATTCGTTCCAGTTTGACTCGCGCAGATACCATAGTACAATTCAGGTAACACTAAACACGATGCCTTCGGTTTTGAGTTTCTGTGGTCGTAATTTGCACTTACATAGTAATTTTCATCTGTTTTTTGTGATATTGTCCTTTTTGTGAGGGCATCTAACATATTTTGCGAGAGTATTGCAATGTCAATTACTTTACCTGTCATGTAAGGGTCTTTTGTTCCTCGTTCATTTCTATTTGGTAGCAAAATGAAATCAGGAGCATATATAGCTCCTTGCATGACATGATAATTATTCAAAGTTAGATAATCTGTGATTCTATTCTTTTTTTCAAAACCTTCTGCTGTACCTGAATATCCATAACCAAATGGAAAATAGTGTGTCCCTACTTTTATCAATAAAGTAGAATGCAATATGACATTGTCGCTAATAAAAAAAATTAATGGTACATCGGCAATGCTAACTTCTTCATCTGACTTTTTATTTGAATACTTATTGACAGCTTCTTGTATAATTTTATTTATTTTGATATCAACTTCTTCATTAATAACCAACGTGTATCCGCCATTTTGTTTCAAACTTTTTATACATTGAGGATCTGGCATCATTGCTGGATTGTTTATACATTCAATCAAATTTCCAATTGGATCTAAATTTCTATTTTCAATTGATAGTTTATCTTCTAGTTCAAAAAAAGGAAGCCGTGGACCATTTGAAGTGTAGTCTACTAGTGTCAAAAGGTCTTTATGGTCGTTATCATCACAATAAGTCGCTAATTTTCCTAAGCGTTTTGATTCTTGTCGCATCAATGTTACAAAATCTTTTTCATTCTTTATTAGAGAATCTAATGAATTTAATGCATTTTGAAATGTATCGTACTTTTCTTTCAAATAGCACATTTCTGTTATTTTTTTTTTGTCAAACTGGGAAAAATCAATATTATTTTTCTCTGTAAATGTTTTTAACGAATTCAAAATATCGATTTCAGCATTTTTTGTACTTGTTCGAGTACGATGCATTTTACGAACATTTGCGTTTTTCGATAAATATTCATCTGTAAATTCGAGCATTTTTTTGTATTTTTCTATTGCAATTGATGCAGTCAATCTCGCTTCATCTTTTAAGCTTTCGAAATTATTTTCTGTATTTATTTTTAATTTCATATTTTCACATTTTTTTATATAAGAAGAACCTTTTCCATCATCATATTCACTATTGAGATTTCGATTTGCTCTGGGAAAATTTCTTTCTTTCATTATATAATATATTCGCCTAAAAAACTTTCTCGCGTAAAATACGGAGTATGATAATTATCATCAAATATTCGAAAAGATTTTCGCGAAAAATATGATGTTGAAGTTTGAATCTCCAAAGTTGTACTTTCATAAACGATAGAGAGAATATTAATATTTGTCACAATTATAGATTTTATATGTATAATCGTGAAATTTATTTTCTATTAGCAATACGTGCTGAACGTCTTAGTGTAAAACTTTTTACAGCTGTTTTTGTTCTTTTAGGCGGAGTAATATATAATCCTGCATGTGGTGTGTTCTTTGTTTTTCTGCAATATTTTCTTTGTTTTCCTCTCGTGTATTTACAGCCTGGTTTTGCAGCACACACATATGCGGCTTTACCTCTACATGCAGACATTTTCAAACGACGACGATAACTTATACGCTTTGCAGTGTTTGGTTTTTTGGTCTTTGGCATAATATATCTAATAGGTATAATTTATTTTCGCCTAAAATACTTAAAAACCCCATTTCTATTTTTGAGAACCAAATTTTTACCCACAAAATCAAAACGTGGCACCTGGAACCAAATATTGACCTTTCTTAACCAAATTGGTATTATAGGTTAGGGGGGGGGTATTTTTTGGTTTTATAAGAACACATTTCGTTATATGGGTATAAAATTGTTGTGCAAAGACCAATGTTTCATGTGTCGGTATTTTTCATTCAATATGCTTTCATCGTACAGATATTACCGATGTGTCTCAATATTATAATCAGGACATTTATGAACGAATTACATTAACGACGAGATATGCGTTTCGATTTTCTGCGATTCTTTTTGGATTTTTTAGATTTTTTACTTCCCTTTCTCTTTTTGGATGAACGTCTGTAACGACGTTTTCCTCCTTGTGATTGTACAGGTTTAGGTTCATTTATATAATCTAGTACCTTCTCTTTATTAAAATTGGATATGGTATTGTTATCTTTAAGTTCTTTAACTGTCGTTATACTTGACGGCAAACTGTTAATAATATTATAAACTAAACCATTCGGTTCACCTCCATCAGAAAATGCATCCGCATATTCTAAAACTTCTGACAATTTGATTTGGTCATTAAAAGGTAAAGACATCTCAGTATCAATATATATCTATCAATATATATTAATAATAATATTGTGCAAAAAATATCGAAAATAAGTATGTTTATTGTAAAATAATTATTTACTTGTGAGAAGAATTTCTGGTCTTGCGGCAGAACTGACGTTTCTTACCACGTGTAATTTTGCATCCAGGCTTTGCAGCGCATGCATATGGTTTTTTCCCCTTGCATGCTGACATCTTTCCGCGTTTTCTGTAACTCTTACGTTTAGCAGTCGAAACTCTCTTAGCTTTTGCCATGATATACATTATCAGGATATTTTATTCCTAAAGTAGATTTGGTATTTGAACGACAGAAAAAATACTATGGATTCTCCTAAAACACTTTATTATTTTTTATGTATTTTAAGGAAAAGCATACAATGTAATAATAAATGTATTACATATGTTTTGTGCTAATTATCTTGAAATCAGTATTAAATTCATAAGAAAGATTTTTATGTAATTTCTTGTTTCTTTTTTGGGTGATTTTTTCATTTTCACTTGTAAGAGACAATTCTGAAAGTGTTTCGTCTTCTTCTGTCCATTCTGCTTCTTCGTCGTCGCTGTTGATGTATTCTCCTTCTTCTTCTTCTCCTTCTTCTAGATAGTTTGGAGGTTCTACCAATATAGGCTGCTGTACAACATCTATTCTAGGAGCGATTATTTCTTGATGTTTTCTTTTTCCAAAAATAAATGGTTTTTCTTCGCCACTTGACTTTTTTTCTTGCAATGTTTTCCTAAATTCCTTGTCAAAATTAGATAAATGAAATGGACTAGATCGAGTAACTTTTACAATTCTACGACCAAACTGTGGATTATATCGGTATGCTTGATTCAAATATAAACACAGTTTTGTAGTGAAAAGTTCATCTTCATCAAAGTCCAAAACATCATATTGAATCAAATAATACAAATACAAATAAGGGCGCATCACATCAACCAAAACTTCTTTAGGAAAATCTTTATGAATTTTCCATTTAGATGCTAAACGATTTTCATTAATCATTTCCATTACATCTCCATATACTATGCTAGAAGTATTCGCAACATTCCATATAAAATGACGAATACATGCTTTCTGTATCATGTTTTGGTGTTTCAAAGCAAATTTATTTAGATCAAACTTTTCTAGAAACCATAAATGTAATAATACAGGCATGACAATTCGACTGTTAAAATGAATATGGTAGTAAATATTGTAAAGATCATGTTTCTTAAATGGTTCATTGTTGTACGGATTACGAGGTGCTTTGCTTAATACGTTGAATGATCCTTCCCATGTATAGGCGATTGAACTCTCAATAATATTTAGTAAATCGGATAGAACAAAGTAAAACTTTTTGTGATTTTGATACAAAACAAACGCATGCTTCTTTTCGATTTCAATGTCATTGAAATAGAGGTCCATATAGACACTTACTTGAGCACGTTTGAGTTTCCATAAATATGCAAAACGATTTAATGCCAAATAGTGTTTTTGTGATTTACCGAAAATAGTTATTATTTTTTTTCTGATTTTGTCATCGCAGAATACATTTTTTAATTGTTTTTTAAGAAACGAGAACTTTAATTTCGGTGGAGTATAAATGATACGCTTTTCGTATTTTTCATTTTTAAACCATTCTCCATAATGCGCTAACAACATGGAAAAACAAATATAATAGACGTCAATGTTATTTTTATGATTATTAGAGGTCGTATCTTTACTTTGAGAGACCTTCCATTGTAATTGTTCAAATGTATGCCCCTTTGCAAAACAAAAGTTGTCACTCAAGAAAGAGAATAGCATTTTGTTGTCATAATAATATGTGTATAGAATTATGTAGAAGGTGTTCATCTTTTGTAGTTATAATATGAAACTTTTATATATGTGGTTAAAAGTATTTTTGTATGCAGGGGTTTCAATTTTAACATTAATATATATTTTTTACGAGATGATAGAAGAAAGAATAAATGATAACGATCCAATATGTGAAAAATTATACGTAACAAATGACAACCAACAATACACTGTAATACAGCAGTTATTGACTCTGGAAGAGTGTGATGAAATCATAAAAGAAGGTAGAAAATATGCATCAAAGAATAACTGGACACGAAAAAGACATAGTCAGTACCCTACAACTGATAATCAAATTACATTCGAATGGAATGTTTATGATTTGCTAGAAAAAAGAGTTTGTGAGAGAGTTTTTAAAGAGATTGCAGATTTATTTTCAGTAAAAGAAGAAAATATCGGAATAAACGAAATGTTTATTGCGAAATATGAAAAGGATAAGCAAAATAAACTGAAAGCTCACGAAGATGGTAGCGAATTCAGTTTTATTATAGGTCTGAATGATGATTATGAAGGCGGTGGAACTTACTTTACAAAACTGAAAAAATTAGTCAAGTTACAAAAAGGTGATTGCTTAGTATTTTCAGGTCAAAATCGACATCGCGGTGAGCCTGTTACAGACGGAAAGAGATATATAGTTACTGGTTTTTTGCACTATGTAAAAGAGCATTACTGTTGTAGTAGTTATATTGATATTATCGAACCTTATTTAGGGGGGTTTATTTTTTTGGTAAAAAGCTGAATACGGATTTTTTTGTTTCTTGTTTTTTAACATTATTGCTTTCTTGAGCTTTCGTACTTTTGGCATCGTCATCTTGAATAGTTTTTGTTTCTTTAAAACCTTTCTCATTTTCTATGTAATATTGTTCATTATAAATGTACGAACATCGTATATTTTGTTTATTATCGTTTTTTATATAATATTTAAAATATTTTATATCGCTAAATGTTTCATCTAATCTTAAATGTTTTTTATCTGCGTTAGTCCATCTTGAATTAGTACTCTTAGTATTAGGTTTAGGTGTCGTTGATAATCCCATTTTTTGTAAGTACCTATCGATAAATCCATAATCAAATACCATAGAAGTAACCGTATGCAAACCTTTACCTACAAAACTAAAAAAAGTTTCTATAAGTTTATTATCATTTGCATTATTATGTGAATTCGGTTTTAAAATATTTTTTAAATTGTGTTCGAGGCTTTGCAAGCACAAAGATCCTGTAACACACTGTCTTAATGCATTTTGAGGATAAGAATCATCTATTTTTGTGGGACATAACTTTTCGAATGCTTGATTGTCCAAGTAGAATTCGCTTGTTAATATTAATTCCAACAAAAAACACTTATTAAGAGCTTGTTCTTTAATTGTCCAATGTGTATTATTTTCGACTTTGGATTTTACAGCACAAACATCTTTAGTTATTTGGTACATTAAATCATATTCAGATATTTGAGAACGACAAACGTCCCAATTTGTTTTCATTTTATTATAACTATCATTATTATTTACGTGACATTTATCATTACTTGTAACAAGTGCAATGATTTCGTTTTTTATCCTATTTCTTATGTAGTTTTGTTCAACTTTTTTTCTATTTTCATTTATACTTGTACTAATCGCATCATTTAAATGTTTTGGAAACATATTTTTCAGTATGAATTTAGAAAGAACCAGGACTTTATGATGTGTTCCATCGCTGATATCGTCTAAAATTTTTTCTGCGTCATGTAGAAGTATTTCTATATCAGAAGGAATGTAAATATGAAAGTGGATTCCAAAGCCAGCAAAAACATTTACTAATGAAAAATAAACGATCATCACATAAATATCTCTTGGTACGTCTTCATTTTCATTGCAAGATTCATTATCACAAAATTCTTTACGAATAATTTGAATTATCTTGTTTTCTAAATTAACAAGCGATATAACATTATCTTCAACTATACCGTTTTCACTGTTTATATCGCAAATCTCATAAAGTAATATAATAATTTTATACAAAAAGTTTTTAATATGATTCAAAGATTTTTGTACTGTGTCGCTATTTTGTACTTTTTTAATATTATACTTATTGGTAATCGCAACAATTTGATCTTGAGTAATATCTTCTGTATGATTGTTTCCAAAATGATCTTCGTACAATGTAATCAAATCAGACAAAATGATTTGCAAAATTAAATGCAATCCTTCATTATTATACAACAAAACTGGATATGCGTCCAAAACTTTTCGTGTAAAATAATTATTAGAATTCTGATAATACGTTTCTAAAATGCTATCTTTAAGAATCGTTTCATAATCGTAAATACCACTTTTTTCATCAATCAAACCTTTCAATATATTGTTTAATTCACCACCACTAATTACATTTTCCTTTGAAATAGTTGATTTGAGTTTGGGGTATTTCCTTTTCGTTTTATTTATTTGTTTCATTTTTTTTTAATGCGTTTATCGGAAAGTCTTCCCATATCTTTTACATTATAGATATATATTTTTACGGAAAAAAAACAGTAACTGTAAAACCATATAAAATGATATATCATGAATTACATAATATATAATAAAAACAATACTATGGAAGAAGAACCATTTTTTGATATGGATAATAATAATCACCACCACCAAGACTCTCAACCCTCTTCGTCATATTGTAATTTGATAAGAAACTCAAAGACGACTATTGAATGTTTGTACGAAAAATATTCGGATGATCTTTTTATGGTATCTAAAATACATCATTATATCTCTCAACAACTCCCTACATTACTGGATAATATTAAAATGACACGTGAGAGAAACGCCAAACGAATAGAAGAACACAATATCGAATATACTCGTTTTTTGAACCATTATTTAAAAAATAATAGTTATTATTATCATACTATAAACGAAACATATTTTCATTATGATAGTATTCATTATACTGAAATATCAGAAGATGCAATAATACATAATATCGTATCTACAATAAGTAAAGACCGCAATCCATTATTAATGGACTGGAAATACAAGACGAAAGTAGCAGTGATGAAAAAAATAAAAGAGAATCCGATTCTAAAAGCAATACCAGAATCAAAAACAATACAGAATGTACTGAATCATATTTGTCCTATAATATGCTCGACTAAATCGGAAGCCAAATATTTTTTAACAGTAATCGGAGACAATATTCTTAAGAAAAACAATAATCATATTCATTTTATTTCATATTCAGTGAGAGAAGTACTGAAGTATATTAATCAATTATCGATTGAATATTTGAATATCCAAAGTACTCAATCATTCAAGTATAAATATCACGAACGCCATATGGATAATGAGAATGAATGTCGGATGATACCTACTACTGAATTGATGCAAAATGCGGAATGGTTCAAAGATTTTTTACAGAAAAATGGAATCGATTTACTTTGCGTCGCATGCCATTACAGTAATAAATATGGATCGTCTGATGAATTTATTCAAGGTCAAGACAATGATTTACAAACATATGTTATGAAATTAACAACACCACCGTTAAATGTTATTAAAACATTTTCTGCAAAATACTTGTATTGTACAGATATACCCCCAATAATAAGTGGCGGAAAATCACAGTCTTACTCTCCACAAGAAGAATATTTTTTACAAAAAAAAAATAGTGACGAAAAAGAAGAACAAACTGACAAGAATCTTACATGGAAACATATGCAATTTTTATGGAGGGATTTTCTAAAAGCATTCAAATATCCACCAAATTTGTACCAAAATATTTTGAAAAAAACTCTTATGGATAAACTGTTTCCAGGAAAATACAATATAGAAACAGAAATATTTGAGGGGATCGCAAGTTTCGAAATACCGGCGATTGAAAAATTCCTAAACTTTTGGTCAGAAACAATAATAGAAGATAATAATACATACGCTCAAATAGAAATGGAAGAGGTTGTCGTATTATTTCGTAAATGGTTGACAAATGTCAATCAAAAATTAAAACAAAAATATTTGCTAAAGGAAAATAAAATCTTGGATATATTGGGATATTTCCATCCAGAATTAGAAATCAAAGACAACAAATATATTTATGGAATTCGTTGTATATTATGGGATAAAGACGTTGATATTGATAATAGTTTAACCTCGTTGAGAGAATATTACAATGAAACAGTAGAGAAAATAGATGGTAAAGATGTAATACCAACCGTAACACTGTACAATGCATATCAATATTATTGCAAGTTTTACAACTCAAAGGTGGAGGAGCGTGGGAAAACATTATTGGTAAGTAAATCGTATTTTGAAAATTATGTGTATTGTCATTATAAAATATATTTAGACAGTAACAATACTTTTATAGAGCAATGGTTTTCAACCTATTAAAATCCAAGCTTGCTATTAAGACCACCGGCTGCTTCTGCAATCGAATTACCTCCTCGAACTTTTCTTTTTCTAGACTTTTTATCAGCAACCTTTACTGCGCCAAATCGTCCCTTTTTAGCAGTGTATTTGGCGAAGAGGCGTTTTTTTTGCTTGTGTTCTCTCTTAGAACTCAAGTGTTTATCTTTTGATACAAGACGACCCCATTTGTTCATTAACAAATTTTTTTTAGTCATTTTACCGCGTGTCTTGTAAGCTGTTCCATTCCATACTTGTTGTCTAGAACCAAAAAGTTCCTTAAAATTTCCTGCTGGTAAGTGATATTTTCCATCTTCTCCGCGAACTGGACGTTTCATTTATGCGTATATCTTAACGCAATATTTTTTACGGTGATAATTTTGAAACAAATTCCTAAATAATTTAGTAAATAATTGAGTATAAAAAAGAAGTTGGATTGTGGATTAGGATCGGACCTAATCCAGAGTACATTACGGATGAATAGTGTATTTTATATTCCTCCTCCAATAGTATGCGTATATGGATTTTTCCTAAATGCATCGAGCATGTCAGGTGTGTTTCTTTCTAATTGTACAGTAGAATTATATTGCTGTTTTGTATGTGTTTGTCCCATTTGCTCTACATTAGTGAGTCGTTTTGGACCTGCAGTTTGCGCCAAAGGTCGCGAATTTTTAATTTCACCAGGACGATTTCTCACATTAACATGTGTATTTTGTAAGTTCATATTGCCTTGTACCATATGACCTTTTATAGTAGAAGATTTAATATCATTATTACGTTGTCTATATGCTGAATCATAAGGCTTCAATTGCTTATTTCCAGAAGATGCACTGGAATTACCCATATAAGATGCGGAAGTAGTGTCACGTTGTTGTTTTTGAGCTCTATGATCAGTTGTTTGATATGCACCACCATTTTGGTTGCTATTGATACCAGCCATATATTTATTATTTTCAGTAGTTTCACGTATAGTAGGAGCTGGTCTATCAGCAGGGTTAAACAAGTAAGAACTAGACACACCACTGTGTGCATTTTGATAAGGACGCAATGTTCCAATGACATTTTCTTTTCGCGAAGGTCTTAGTTCGTCTAATAATGGTGCAATGACGGCGCCTACGGCGCCGCTAAAGGCTCCAAAGTAAGTGTCATTTGTATTTATTGTTCTATTGTTTGGATATGCTTTTTTAGATTTCATTTCATAATCATGTTCGGTTCCAATTTGTGTATCCGTCATGGAAGCAATACCTAAAGGAACTGCTCCTAAATCCATATGTTTAGATTCCATATATTCACCAGTA